CGGACGATGTCGTGGAGCTGGTACCAGGAGATGACTCCTCCTCGGGGGTGAGGGTGTCACCGGCGGGCGGGCCCGTCGGCCCGGTCGCCCACTCGTCGGGGTCCTCGCCTTCCGTCCACGTGGCGCCGACGATGGACAGTCCGGCAGCAGCGTTGCTTGCCCCGCCGTAGCGGGTGATCTTCGGCATGGGATGCCCCTCCTCGACGTACCGTGTGGACCCGCACTGGGGGCAGCACGGGGCGCCCACCGAATAGACGGCGGTGCACCCCGCGCAGACCCATGAGGCCATGTCAGGCCGCGACCACGGTCGCGCCGTCATCGATCGGCACCCACGTCAGGTACCAGGTGATGGCCCCGTCCGTTCCGGCGCTGACGGACTCGATCTGGCCGACCGGCAGGATCAGGGCGGACGGGATGTTGTAGCCGCCCTTCAGGAGCGGCGGCGCGGCCGTGGTGCCCTGCCCGAAGCCGATGACGGTGCCGGCCGCCGAGTCGGTGGTGCCGATGTCGGTGGCCGCGTTGATGTCGGTCGTGTCGCCGGTCGTCGGGTTGTTCTGCAGCTTGTACGAGTTGGCGACGGTGATCGAGGTGGTGACGAGGCCGAACAGGGAGGTGATCGCCACCCGGCCGCCCGCGATCGTGAACAGCGGGACCGTCGTCGCAGCGAGCGTCCCCGTCGACTTGCTGATCGGCGTGCTGCCAAAGTGCAGGTTGCGAAGCTGCGGGCCCTGGAGGATGGTGCTCACGTCAGGCCCCCACGATGGCGAGGTTGTCAGCCTTGCGCTGCGCGGTCAGGTCGGTGAACACGGCGCTGACCAGGCCGGCCGCACCGGCGGAGACCTTGACGTAGTCCTTGCCGTCGGGCAGCGCGTCGCCGCTGACGAAGAACGCGACGGTGCCGGAGGAGATGGTGTCGGCGTTCGATGCGGACTGGGTGGCGGTGACCCAGGCGGCGGTGCCGTTGGTCGACGTGTTGGTGATCTTCTTGGTGATGATGTTGCCGGGGGTCGCGTACGACCCTGCGAAGCTGTCCGACACGGTCAGCGTGAACGTGTCATTGCCGGTGCAGATGAACGTCACACCGGCGGCGTCCCGGAGCGAGAGACCCGCTCCTGCCGCGATGGGGACGTCGTTGAAGACGCGCCCCAGACCTTCCATGCCTGCCATGCTGTGCCCTCCTTGAGGGGGTTGATTGCCTCTGCGGATCAGGCCGGAGCGGGGGTGTCACTGCCCGCCCCGGCCGGCGAGTTACGCCCGGGTGGCGACCTTCACGAACGGGCTGAGGGTGTTGGAGCCGCTCTGCGGGGTGACCGCGGACTGGATCCACGGCTGGCCGTCGACCCGCTCGATGACCCTCATCGCCGTCTTGTCGTTGCCGAACTTGAAGTGGGTGCTGGTCTCGGACTGCATGACCTGCCGGTCGCCGATCAGGTAGTAGCCGAAGTCGACGAAGTTGATGTCCCCGACGGTGCCCACGGTGGACGCCTTCTCGGTCCACACGACGGGGCGGCCGAGGATGGTGACCGGCGGGGCCCCGGCGCCGTCGCCGTTGCCGATCCACACCGCGCTGCCGCCGGTGCCGACGGACAGCGCCATGGTGGCGATCTCCGGGAAGGTGTCGATGTGGCAGACCCACACGGCGCGGCCGATGGAGCTGGGCAGCATGCGGGAGTACGCCTTGACGATGTTCTCCCAGACGATCGTCCCGGCGGACTGCCCGGTCTCCTTGGCGACCGACACGGCGGCCGGCGCGTTGAGGAACCCGAGGGGCTGGCCGACGCCGTTGCCGGACATGAACGCGACGTCCTCGAACCAGGCGAGGGCCTCGGGGTACGACTCGTCCATGAACTGCTGCAGGGAGATGATGCTGTCGGAGAACAGCTCGTTGGGGATCTCGCTGTACAGGGTCAGCTTCTTGGCCTGCAGGTTGATCCGGCCGAAGGTCGGCGAGCTGTCGGTGAGGGCGCCGCCTTCCTCGGTCCAGTAGCCGACGATGCCGCCGTACACCGAGGAGGCGTTCGACGTCGAGTCGATCATCGGATAGGGGACGGAGAGGGTCTCCATCGGCACGACGCGCGCGCGGGAGCGAACGACGGACATCTCCAGGGAGACGCGCAGCAGTTCGGCGCGCAGGGTCTCGGGGATGAGGAAGCCGCCGTCGGACGGCACGCTGGAGCCGAAGCTGTTCTGGATCTTCGCGATGTCCGAGCGGGCGGACATCGACTCCTGGGTGTTCGCGCCGGCCCAGGTCGCGGTGAGGTAGTCGCCCCAGTTTCCGAAGCTCTTGTCGAGCTTGGCGCCGGGGGCCTTCGGGTTGTAGTGCTTGGAGCGGGCGACGGGGCCGGTCTCGGGGGCGAGGTTGAGCCGGTTGATGCCGTCGATCTGGTCGTTGCGCAGGGCGTCGGCGAAGAGGCGCTGGGTCTCGTCGCGGATCTGCCGGGCGATGCCCGGGTCGCTCGAGGTCTGGCCTTGGGCGTAGGCGTTGATGAAGTCGGCGAGGGCGGTCTTGTCGGCGAGGACCGGGGCGAGGCGGCCGGGGTCGGCGATCATCTCGGCGAGCTCGTCGGCGGACCGCGGGACGGGGATGGCGGTGGTCACAGGAGTGCCTCCCTGAGGCGTGCGAACGCGTCCCCAGTGGACGGCGCGGGGTTGATGAGGTGTGCGGTGATGCTGGCCCAGTCGTCGGCCGTGACGGTCGGGGCTGGGTCGTCGGTGGGTGCGGCTGGCTCGGTGCCGGCGGGCGCCTCGATGGCGGGCTCGGCTTCGGCCTCGACCGGGGCCGGCTCTGCGGCGGGTGCCTCGGTCGGCTCGCCCTCCTCGGCCACCGGGGCGGTCGCAACCGGGACCGGCGCGGGAGCTGCGGCACGGCCGGCATAGGCGAAGATCGACAGGTCCCAAAGATTTTCCGGCGAATTGTCATCCGCGGAAGTTTGTGTTGATGCAATCTCGTCCGCGAGACCAGCGGCGACTGCCTCCGCCGCCGTGTACCAGGTCTCCGCAGTCATCCGAGCGCGCCACTCGGCGACGTCGCCGCCGGCCCGCTCGGCGTAGACCGCGGCGATGTTGTCGGACTGGCGATCGAGGAGTTCAGCCGTCTCGCGCATGTTCGCCGCGTTGCCGACGCACAGCGCCGACCCGTCGTGAATCATCAGCTGCGAGTGGGGGGCCATGACGATCCGGTCACCGGCCATCGCGATCACGGAGGCGATGCTCGCCGCGATGGCGTCGACGTAGGTCGTCACCGTGGCAGGGTGGGAGCGCAGGGCGTTCATGATGGCGATGCCGTCGAAGATCTCGCCACCCGGCGAGTTGATGTGCAGATCGATCGTGGTGGCGTTGAGGCTCGACAGCTCACGGACGAAGTCGGCGGCGGTGATGCCCCAGTAGCCGATCTCGTCGTACACGTGGATGGTCGCGGCGCCTGGCGTGCCGGTGCTGTTGGTGATGCGGTACCAGTCGTTGCGGCCCTGCCGCAGCTGTGCCCGGGGGCGAGCAGTACGCAGCCTGTCAGGCATCCAGCCCTCCTCCGGTCGGTCACTCCCGTCAACGGGATGTAACCGCCCGGCTGCTACTGCCAGGGGCTATGCGCCGAGCTTCAGCGGCTCAGACGGCGGAGGTGGGCCGCCGAGGAAGGTGATGTCGGGCAGGCCGACAGCGGCGAGCGCGGCCTTCGGGTCGAAGCCCGCCTCAACCAGGGCGACCGCCGCGTCGACCTTGGCTTTCAGTGCGGCGTTGTTCGCAGCCTCGTCGTCCGGCACCGGGCTGCAGTAGTCGAACTCGAGGTCCTTCGCCGTCGCTCCGTACAGCGGCAGCAGGTCGAAGTTGAGGGCGCCCTTGATGCGCTCCAGGCGGGGCACTGTCATCTGCTCGGCGAACCACACCCTGCTGGCGTCGGCGGTGGCCCGGTTGACGTCGGCGACCTCGCCGAGGGCGAAGGCCGGCATGCCGAATGCCTCGCGGATCACGTCCCTGCTGACGGACCGCAGCTCGGCGAACTGCATGTCGCGCTGTGTGAACTTCCGGTCGACCCACCGGCCGGCCTCCAGGATCGCCACCCGGTGCGCGGCCGCGACGCCTCGGTGCTGCTCGTTCCAGCGCATCCGCAGCTGGTCGAACTCGGCGTCGCCAAGGGTGCCGGGGACCTCGATGATTCCGCCGGGCTCCGCCGAGTTCAAGAAGAAGTTGCGGTTCCACTCGGCGCTGTACTTGGTGGCGTCAAGATCCGTAAGGATGGACTGGACGGGGCCCATGCCGCGGTAGATGTCCAGCGGGCTCGGCATTCGCAGGAAGATGACCTCGTCCAGGCGAAGGGGGATCTTCTCGCCGTCCGGCGAGGTGTAGATGTAGCCGGCCAGGAAGCTGGTCGCGCTGGGCACGGGGTCCATGCGGTCCGGCCGGACGGGCCACAGCTCCAGCGGGATCGGCGACCGCGGGTCCCGGTAGGCGACCCACCAGCCCTCGCCGGTCAGGTCGACGTGCTGCTGGAACGACTCGACGAACTCCTGCCGCGGCATGAATGGGTTGGGCTTGTTCCACAGGTCCAGGGCGGCATGCGAGGTGACCTCGGTCCGCTCCGCTCCGGGCTTGGTGGCCTTGCGGTAGAGCTTCCATTCGACCTGGGCGGTGGCGTTCGACGTGCGGTTGACGATGGAGAACAGCGTGCCGACGCTGCCCATGGCCTGCATCTGCGCGGTGCGGCTGCCCGATGAGCTGCCGCCCCAGGGGAGGAAGGTCGAGGCGCGGCTGCTGGTGTACGGCACGGGGGTGCGGTTGAGCAGCGAGGAGACGATGGAGCGGGTGAGTGACGCCACGGGCTATGCCTCCTCAGCGCGGTCGGAGCCGGTCCGCGACGCCCATCTCAACGCACAGGCACGACGCGCCTGCACCGAGGAAGCCGAGGGGCGGCCAGGCCAGCCACAGGCCGTACGAGGCGAGGCCCACGCCGGCGATGACGAGCAGGACTTGCAGGAGCGGGGCGAGCCGCTGGTAGGGGATCACAGCCACCTCACCCGGGGCTTGGCGACGAGGTCGCGTTCGGCGACTGCGTAGCGCATGGTGTCCATGCCGTGGTCGTCGGCCTTCACGGGTTGCTCCTTCGGTTGCTTGCCGGGCTGAGCGTCCCAGATGTACCCGACGATCTCCTCGACGGTGCACGTCGGCTTCTTGGCGTCGGCGAGTGCTGGGTCACGGTCGACGAGGGCGTCCTCGCA